CATATCTTCATCTATAATAATTTCACATGCTAAATCTGTAAATTGTACAACATCACCTATAAATGGAACTGCAACTTTTTTATATGGTAATTCAACCGAAGTTAATTCCATACCAGGGTGTGCTACTGACTGACAAAAGAATTCTAAATTCGGATAATGTTTTCTATCAATCAACAACTTAAACGAAGTCGGTTGAAGATAGTTTATATTTGTTGTTAAATCTACCATATCTTTATTTATACAAAAAAAAAGAGGCGACCGAAGTCGCCTCAATTTAGTTTAGGATTCAATATCTAGATTATGCACCTAGGATATTGTCAACTCTGAATAGTCTATAGTATTGGTTAGACTTAGCGGCAGCAAGACCATCTGAAGGTGTGGCACCTACGAATGGGTTTGAAACCATACCGTAACGAGTTTTAAATCCAATTCTTGGTTGGAAACTGTCTTCAGCAACTGCACGAACCATTGTTAGTGGGACGTATGGGCAGTAGAAGAGACCAGCATCATAAGGGTTTGTACCTTTATATCCAACTGTGATATAATCAGTAGTTGCATATGGGTCAATGTAAACCCTTGTTCTTCCGTTTAGTGTACCAGCAAATGTATTACCTGTATCATCTACGTTTAGAGCAACTGACATAGCAGGTGCATAGTCTAACATACCTGATGCAGATAGGGCAGAAGCAACATCTGAAGAACAAACGATAAAGTTACCTTTTCCTCTACGAGTTTCTTTTGCGATTACGTTTGCTTCTCTTTCGATTTGAAGAACCAAACCTTTGAATTTTTCAACTGACCAACGGCCATCAGCATCTGTTTGAATATCAAAGATACCATTGACTGCTGTGTTTGTTTGTAACGCACCAGTTTTTGCTTGAGAGTTGATTGTTCTTACAACTTCCCTGTTGATTTCAGCAAGGATTTCTGTTGAAAGAATGTTTGCCAACTCTGTTTCTGCATCAAGACCGTGGATTGCTTTTAAGTCTTGAGCAAGTTCTAGTGTGTATTCTGCTTTTAGGGCACGTGATTTAGCAGTAACAGTTGCTTTTTCAATGGTAAATCCCATATTAGCAATTGCGTTAGCGGCAGAATCACCGATTGCTTCAGCAGAGTCAGTTGTCATACCTGGTGTTGCTAGTGCAGTACTTCTGTCGTCATCAGCAGTTGAGTCTGAATCAGTAGCGGCAGAGATACCAGAACCGTCAGCAGGTTGTGCGGCACCAGTTTGTGTACCAGAGAATCTTGTGTTTGCTTCGTTGAATAGTGCTTCATCATTACCTGTTGAACCACCTGTATAACGTGATTTCATTGCAAAGATTAATCCTGTAGGACCTGTCATTGGTTGTACACCGCAGATATCATATGCCATTAAGTTAGGCATAGCACGTCTTACTAGAGAAATCAACACTGGATTCCAGTTAGCGGCAGATGTGTTGTTAGTTGCAGGTGCAGTTTCTGTTAAGAAACCTGAATATTGTGCTGCCTCTTCACGCATTGCCACTTCTTGGTTTTCTAGAATTGCGGCAGTAACCGCTTTTCTATGGTAGTCTTTAATGACGCCTGCAGATTCTTCGTTAAGAACTGGGGCCCATTTTTCTACCAACCTATCGTAAGATAATGGAGTTGTTGACATTTTGGACTTCCTTATTGTTTAACTTGTTTCTTAATAGCAGAAACATATTGGGCCATAACATCAGATGTTTCGAGTTCATCATCAAATGATTCTTCGATATCATCTTTAGACCCGGTTACTTTTTTAGAGAAATATGATTCTTTAACTGTTGCGACTTTCTTAGCGAAAGACTCTTCATTGTCAAAGTCAATATCCTCAACTAATTTTTTTAACTTTACAACTTGAGTGTCTGCCAAATCGTATGATGCTTCACTAATGATTGCATCTCTTTGGTAACCTTCTAGTTGTTCGGCCATTTCGATTGCTCTTGCAGTTGTTGAATTTAGTTTTTCTTCTAATTCATCAACTGTAGTTGATAGTTCGTCAACTAGGTCTACTTTGGATTCTGGAACATCAATGTAAGACTCTGTGAATAGGTCTTTTAGACTGTTCATAAAGTTCTCTGCGATTTCTGTTCTTAAACCTTGTTGTATTGCAACTTGGTTTTCTGCCATCCAATTTTCAACAACGTAGTTTAAATAGTTGTCGACCTTTTCAACAAGGTCCGCTTTAGTTGATTCAACTTCTGCAGTTAGTTCCTCGTTGTATTTTTCTTCCAGGCGGTCAATCTCATCAGATAGTTTTGATTTGATTGCGGCTTCAAAGATGATAGCGGCCTTATCTTTAAATTCTTCAGATAAAGTTGCTTCGTTTTCAATCAATGCATTTAAATCACCAGAGAAATCTGCTTGATAGTTGATTGCAGGTTCTACTGTTGATTCTTCTTCTACACCTTCATTAATGTCATATGTATATCCTAATATGTTATTCATCAACTTTTTCATTTCATTAGTTGACATTTTATTCATTTCGGTATACATTGCATTAATCATACCTGCTTTAGTACCAGGTAATTTTTGCATAGGGTCAGAGTTTGATTTATCACCTCTTCTTGCTGGAGCCTTCCCTGTAGTTTTAGCGGCCTTATCAGTTGCTTGAACTGATTTTTCTTCCGCATCTTTTGTAGGAGCCTCTGCTTCTGTAAGTTCTTCTGTTGATTCCATTACTTCGTTCTCAACTTCTACTTCTTCTGCTTGAGCGTCTACGTTATAATCGATTATTTCTTGTTCAGACATAATCCGCTCCTTATATTTTAGATTTGAGTAACGAGAGGAAATTTTTAAACTCACGAACTTCTGTTTCATAGAGATTCGCCTTTGTTGCGTTCTTAATTTCGGTCTCAATTTGTTCAATATGTTTAGATTCAATGATTCCGTTGTTCCATACCCATTCTACGCCTTCCATAACTCCATTTACAAATGCCGATGGAGCAGATGGGTCTTGTACAATGTCTACTGCGTTAAGCATAAAATCGTCTTTGACGACCATTGCGTTATCACCTTGTTCTAAACTTCCCATACCACGAGTTGAAACACCTAGTTTGACACCACCATCAAGAAGTCCTTTTACAATTTCTCCCATTGGCGTACTCAAAATAGTTGCTTTGCCCATAACATTGTTTTTATCCCAAGTAAGGGATTCAATCTTATGAGAAACTTTGTCGAGATTTACGGTAGGTCCTTCAGGGTGGTTCAGTTCTCCAACTGCACGTCCTGTTTTCACTTGTTCGTTATCATATTTACTGACCGCTTTTTCCATTATCGGTCTTGGATATATTCTACCGTTTCGATTCTTTGTTTCACATTGCATGAAAACACCTTCGATAGCATAATGTTTTTTACCATTCTTTTCTTCGGTAATTACTTCGAGGTTGTTTTCTGTGTACTCTGCGATTAATTTCATTTTACTATCCTTTTGGATATGTTATTTTTGATAGTTTTACTGCCGCATTTGCCGCATATATTTTATCACCACTTGCCTTCGGAATTAATACTGTTTCCATAGGTGCAAGTGTAAAAGACGCACTATCATCAAAATTTGCGTCATAGTAAGATACTAGATAGGCAGTTGATGCACTAGTATTTACTGCTCTAACTACTCTTGCTGAACTTACAGTTGATGCAGTACCAACTGTGGTTGGAGCATTTATCTCCGTTGATTTGGGTTTATAGAAGTTCACCATTTGTTCAATCCTTTTAGATATACTTTGTTTTATTTATATAAAACGAAAATTTGAATGGTTATTCGTCCTCTTCTTCGCTGTATTCATCATCTTCATCATCTAATAAATCTTCATCATCTGCCTCATCAGCAAGATTTTCTAGTTCTTCATCAGATAACTTATCAAATTCTTCTTCATCTATATCAAGTTCATCTTCATCTTCTGGTGGTTGATTGTTGAATATTTGACCAGACAATTTAATTTTTTCTTGGTCAAGTGCATCATTTTGTTTTATTGCAAGAGTTTGTTGTAAGGCATTTTCAGCGGCATTTAAATTGCCTGCTAAAATGTTATCTATCAAATCTGCTGTTAATGTATTATCTGCCATAATTTACTCCTTTTTAAAATTCTTCATCTTCAGGTGGTTGTTCTTCATCACCACCCATTGCTTCTTTTTCAGCGCCAATTTGTTTTTGCATAGTTTCAATATCTTCTTCAGAGAACATAAGAATATTTTTCATTACCCATTCTCTTGAATAGTATTCGCCTATGTAGTTTTGTAATTGGTCAAGTAACTGTACTCTTTCTCTAGTCAACTCTGCTTCTCTTAATTCAGAGAAGTGGTTATCTTTGAGATAGTCTATAATAATATCACTTTTCCATGCGTCCCAATCTTCTTCAGTAATAATACCTTTTAACATCAATTGTTTTTTCAGTATATCTTTGAATAGATATGAGAACCTTGCTCTTAGTCGGTCAATGAATTTTTGGAATTTAATTTCATCTCTGTTAATTTCATTTGTACGACCGAGTGTAAATGCGTTGTTTTCTGGGTCTAATCTGTTAATAGGCACATTTAATGAACGATATAATCTTTTTTGGAAATAAAGAATATCTTCTATTTGTCCTAAATTATCACCGCCTGGTAGTGTAGTGATTTCAGTTCCTCGACCACCTTCTCGTCTTGGTAACCAGAAATCTTCCAACATTGACATATGTTTTCTATCATCACGAATCTGTCCTGTGTTTGCATCATAAACAAGTTTGTTACGATACCTAGACATAATTTGTTTCATATATTCTTCTGCTTTACCTTTCGGTAAGTTACCAACATCAATATAGAATATTCTTCTTTCAGGCGCCCTTGCAAGTCTGTAAATAACAAGTGCATCTTCCATCATTCTTAACTGATTGATTGGTTTCAATGCTTTATGAAGATATGATATAACTTTTTTACGTTGTTCGTCTAATAGACCAGAAGTTACATAGTTGACTGAATCTTCTGTAAGTCTTATACCTGCTACTTGTTGCCCAGGTTTTTCTTGATAGACATAGTACTCGTTGACTGCAGTAACAATCTTAGCACCAGTTGCCTCATCTTTTTTAGTTTTAACTTCTTTTACTTTTCGTATCTTTGCGGCATCTATAGGTCTTATCTCTGTGATACCACCTTTTAAATTCTTTTCATCTACGACAAGATGATGATACATTCTTCCGTCAACATAGTATTTACGGAATATATCATGTCCAAGTTCATCAAAACTTAACATACTATAAATTGTATCAAATTCTTCTTTAATTACTTTTTTAATTTGGTCTGTTGTGTCAACATTATCTAAAATAATATCAACAGATTGTGATGTTTCGCCTGATGTAATTGCGGCATCAACAATATCTTCGATAGCGGCGTCAACTTCTGGGTGCATAGATACACCACGATATTTCATAATAAGGTCTTTTTGGTCTTTAACCTTATCATTACCTTCTATATCGATATATTGTCCGTAATATGAACCAGAAGCAGTAATATACCCTGCACCATCTTCGTCCCTTGGTGGAACAATAGATGGTCTATTCTTCATATTGTCGTCTTTATTAGACTGCCTCTTTATCTCAAATCCAAATAATGTAAAGCCTTTTTCGTCTGCCATATGAAATTCCTATTTTTACTGTGGGGGTCTTTCGACCCCCTATAGTAATATTTAGTACAATATTAAGAAGTAGTTGGCACTGGTGCCAATGCTTCCCAGTATTGATAATTGAACTCAACTTGGAATTCTTCAATCTGATTAGTTCCATCATAACTTACTTCAATAGGACTTATGAGTACAGGATATGCACCTCTAAAGATATAAGTTTTTAAAGAATCGCCGTTTCTGTCTAATTGTTCAATTTTTAAGTCTGCTTCGTAATCTATTGGTGAAGTCAAACCAGTATTAGTTTTAAAGTTATTAATACCATTTGACCATCTTTCCATAGCATTTCTTATAGCGAAATCTGTATCGTTAATGACAGTAATAGTCCATGTATCAAATATTCTATCACCTGCCATTTTTAATATTCTTCCTCTATATTGAACGTCTATTGAACCAAATGTTGAACCCGGTAATTGAGCGGCCTTACATAAAAATGAAGTCAACTCTGGGTCTCCGTTAGCATACGCAGGATAGTTTATTGTTGCTTGAAATAAATTATTACGAGCGCCACCACCACGAAGTTTAGCCTTAAAATCGTCTACGCCTAAAATCGCCATTGGTTACCTCCTTATACTGTGCCAACAACTTCAGTAAACTCTACACCAGTTCTAACTGCAACAAAGTTAAGTGTTACATAGTTAATAGAACGGGCAGGTTTAATGAAGATTGATGCAACAAATTCATTTCTATCAATTACTGCTTGTGTATTGTTTGTTTCATCACAAACAACTCTAAAGTCAGTAATACCTCTTCTACCTTGCACTTCACGAAGTAATGGTTCAACAATATTTACGAATTCTGCTCTTGTAAATTCATCATTGAATTCAAATAGAACACTTTCTGCGGCCCTTGAAATTGCTCTTTCAAGTACCAAGAATAGTCTTCTAACATTAATCCTGTCAAACGCAGAAGGTCTTGCAAGTTTAGTTTTATCACCAAACAATACAATTCCTTGTCCAGGTATATTGGCAACTGGATTAACACCTGCTTTGTACAAAGTATCTCTTTGTGCTTTAGTTGGTATATAATCAATCGCAGTTACACCAAGATATTGACCTCTTCTTTGTCCAGCAGGACTAAACCAAGGTGCTCTATCTCTGTCTGTTGCGGCCATTATACCAGCGGTTGATGAAGATGCTGGAATCTGAATGTATTGGTCATTATACTTGTCATATACTTTTAAGTAGTTACCATCAACTACCAAGTATGATGAGTTAGTAAAATCATCTGCAGTACTTACAATATTAGTTGTAATAGTTGCGGCAGATGTTACCCCAACCACATCACTTCTTCTTGGTGAAGCAACTACGATACAGTCTTTTCTTGCGGCAGCATTTGCTACAAGGTCATTCACGACAGTTATGTGTGTAGAACTTGAGTTATCTGGCGCAATTAAGAAATCAATCTCAACAACATCTTTGTCTTCAAACAAGTCGTGACCAAGAGCAAATTCTGTTGCAGTAAGTGTGCCAGAATTTACCCCATTTGCGAGTTCTATATCGGTTGTGTGAGAACCTCTATAGTTATTTGCCCCACTTGCAGGTTGACCGAATGATGCGTGTGCTGAATCGACTGCATTAAGCATATAAACATATTCAGAAGTCTGGTTGATAACATCTTTCGCAAAGATTGATGTTCCATCTGCCGCTTTTGCGTCTGCGGCCTGTGATACAAATGGGAATCTTTCAAGAACTGTACCTGCAGTTCCTGTAAATTCACCATCTTGGTCAACCACTATGATGTGCATTTCATCAAGACTTGAACTTCTATTATCAGCATAAGTTGAAGTGCTTGGATATGCGTCAAATGAAGATTTGTATGCCCAAGCATCAAAGATACCTGAGGAGTCTGCGCCAGGACATATACTTACTTTTAAACTGTTTCCTAGAATACCAGGATATCTACCAATAAAGGTATAACCTTGTGCTTCTAGTGTTGATAGATTAGCATCAAAACTTACTTTATTATCAATTTTATCACCACCACCTGCAGAATCAGAGGCAGTTTGGAATATAGTTCCCCAAGAGTTTAGTGAAGCAGTAGTTGATTCACGCACAACTTGAAGATTATTGCCGTATTTTAGATAATAAGCAGCCGTATGAAAATCTATTGTGTTATAGGAGTCTGGATTGGCAAAAGTATTAACGAGTTCTGTTTCGTTTGATACTTGCACTCTTTGACCAACAGGCCCCCATCTAAAATTACCTACGAAAGCACCAGTTGTACTCTGAACACCAGGTACTGAACTAGTGAGGTCAATTTCCTTGACTACAACCGCAGGAGATTCGGAAGGAGTTGAAAGTGCCATTTTGTTTTCCTTATTTTCGGTTACTAATTATATGTGTCATAATGCGGTTATATTCAATTACATATATTTATAGTTTTGCCAAATTTGAACTGCTTCTTGTTCATTTTGAGAATTTTCTGGCATCATATTACAATTTTTACACGCAGAAAACGTTCTTATACCATTTTGTAGTTTTTCTCTTACATCTTGTAGTTCATCTGATAACCATATGGAAGAAAATGATTGTTTGTATACATTACCAAATGATGTTTCTTTAGACCAATCTTCACAACAAACATAGACATCACCATTATAATCAACAATAGATTTGAGTGATGGTTGATAACAAGGTTTTTTTATATTGTTTGCAAACCACAAATAACCTGCACGATTTGATAAGTCTGTAGGTCCAGTTGTAATTCTCTTATATGTTTTTAAGTCTTTGAGTATCTCATTCATCTTATCTACATCATCTTGACCATCATAACAGTCAATCTTTATAGACAAAAGACCCCAACTATCTATTTCTTCTGCTGTAAATTTACCATTTAATATTCTGTCGCCACTTGTTACAAGTCTTGTGTTAATATTTCTTTTAGTAAATGCTTTAACAATGTTGTCAATATTTGGGTGTAGTAATGGTTCACCATATCCAGATATACTAATCACACCATTCCATTTTAGTTCAGATAATTCTTCTGCAAGTTTATTTGCAAGAACTATATGCATATAATTCTTTTTATTTGGGAATCCCATAGAGTGTGGACAGAACTCACATGTACGATTGCACAAGTCTGTTGGACTTATAACAATTGATACAAGACCTAATAGTTCTGGTATTTTAGAGGGAGTAAAAAGTCCATGTTCTAGTGTCAATAATCTTGCTCTCTTTCATAATCATATGTTATAAACCAAGGTTGATTTTTTCTATCTTCTTCTTCAACCCAATTAGAACCATCATCATGGAAACCAAATGGGACAACATCTTCTTCAATTTGTTTCATTCTATCTTCAAATAACATTTCTTTGAGATTAATATCAGATAAATCTTGAAATGCTTCTGTGTACACAAAGTAACCAAACAATACAAGATTCATAACTAAATCATCATGGTTACCTGGTGTTGCTTCGTACGACTGGCCTTTTGCTTCAAATGTAGATATTTCTACAATTGTTTCTTGGTCAACTATTTCTAACTTATTATTTTCAAGTAAATCTTTGAATGAACTGCAACCGATTCTTTTTGATTTACGATTGATTTCTATACCAATTTTGTCTGCCTTGACTGCAGATTCAAGATACATATGTTCGTATTCGAAGTCGTGATATAATCCATTACATACAATACCACCTTGGTCATTTGCTTCTACAACAATATATGCATCATTGTAGACTTTCGCACACTTATATATAATGTTAGG